AGCTTACCATGACTGCTGAGCAACAACGTGGATACTGGAACATGGTTGGACATACTACCCAGCTTGTCTTCATCACTGATCCTTCCTTCTCTGAGGTCGATGGTCCTTGCGACTCATTGGCTCCTCGTCAAGTTTGCGCTCCCCGTAACGCTCTTCCTGAGACCACCTTGTACATTCCTCTTCAATTCTGGTTCTGTACCAACCCCGGTCTTGCTTTGCCTTTGATTGCTCTCCAATACCACGAAGTCAAGATCAACCTTGATATCCGTCCTATTGATGAGTGCTTGTGGGCTGTTACCACCTTGAGCTGCAACTCAGATGCCTATGCCAACAATTCTACTGGTAAGTTGAAGAATGGTGGTCCTGGTGGTCCCCAAAACCCCGCTGTTGCTGGATTTGCTGCCAACCAATATTCCCCTGGTCGCCCAGTGCCTGCCGCCATTGCCTACAATCAATCTTTGGTTGCTGCCTCTTTGTACGTTGACTACGTTTTCTTGGACACTGATGAACGCCGCCGATTTGCCCAAAATCCCCACGAGTATTTGATCAGCCAGCTTCAATTCACTGGTGATGAGTCCGTTGGTTCATCGTCGAACAAGATCAAGCTCAACTTCAACCACCCCGTTAAGGAGCTTATCTGGGTCGTCCAACCCGATCAAAACGTTGACTACTGCTCGTCCCTTGTGTGCGATGCTCTCTTGTTCAAGGTCTTAGGTGCTCAACCTTTCAACTACACTGATGCAATTGATGCTCTTCCTAATGCTATCCATGCTTTCGGAGGCCCTGCTTCTCTTGCTGCTGATAGTCGATCCTTCATTGATGCTCGTGGTCTTTTCACTGATGGTGGTGCTCTTGATTATGAGATCCCTGCTGGTTTCACCGGATATTGGCACGGACCCCAAAATCCTTATGATGAGACTCAACTTGGTGGACCTACCACTCCTTTCAACCCCAACGGCTTGGGTGGAAGCTATGGTGGATCCCTTGCTGGATCCCTTGCTGGATCCTTTCCTAATGGTGCAAGCATTGCTGCTCAACTCAAGGACTTGGCTGCCAACGGACACTCTGAGGGTTCCACTGTCTCCGATGCTGGTACTTTCGTGTTGACTGAGACCTCCGTCGATATGCACTGCTGGGGCCAAAACCCCGTTGTTACCGCTAAGCTCCAACTTAACGGCCAGGATCGCTTCTCTGAGCGCGAAGGAACCTACTTCTCGTGGGTCCAACCTTACCAAGCTCACACCCGCAATCCTGATGAGGGTATCAACGTGTACTCCTTCGCTTTGCGCCCTGAGGAACACCAACCCTCGGGCACATGCAACTTCTCGCGCATTGATAACGCCACATTGCAGCTTGTGCTCTCGAACGCCACTGTTCAAGGTACCAACACTGCCAAGGTGCGCGTCTATGCCACCAACTACAACGTTCTAAGAATTATGTCGGGCATTAAATCCTCCTGTGCCCAACAGTTGGCAGCCATATTAGATATTTGCTTACTAATATGGATAAACTGTGTAAAGCAAATATACATTCAAAAGCATGCGAATGTATTATATAACCAGCTAGTCTTGGTTTGACTAGATAGTCAAATGAAGGCAACATTTCTAAATTGCAGGAACATCCTGATAGCCTTTTCTACTACTTCATTATGTGAAAGCATATTGAATACCCGGGGTAATGACCTAGGGCATAGTAACAACGAAAAGGATTGGACAATCCGCAGCCAAGCTCCTAAGTGTGATATAGCAAGCATATGGAGAAGGTTCAGAGACTATAATGGAATGGGTTTGAGAAAGCTAGCAACTTTCGATGATAACTTAAGGGATAGTCCGAGTTCTTTATGAAAGTAAAGAATACAAACCCTGGGGAGGGTTAGCGTATAGTAATTAAAACAACTAATATACTAATATTATTAGTTTAAAACTATTTAAAGATTTTCATATTATATAATTTATAATATGAATAGTTCTGAAAACATGAAACCAAAATATTTTTTCGACAAAGAAAAAAACTGCGGCATAATTGAATATAATGATAAAAAATACTATGTGGATATTGATGATAGAGACAATATAATTAATTTTAATAAAAAATTTATTTTTAATAGTATTAGTGATTTATATCCATCATATAATTATAATGAACAAAAAATAAATTATTTGATGTTTTTATATAATTTTAAAGAAAATAATGTTAATTACATTTTTAAAAATGGCAATCCATTTGATTTAAGAAGAAATAATGTTTATTTTTATCATATTTTTCATGAACAAATCATTAAAAATTATAATGTTAAAGAATATATACCAGGTCACTATTCAAAAAATGGCGTTGAACCATATAATATGAAAAATCCGATTTGGATAATCAACGAAAATGGAAGAGAATATTTATTAATGTATTGTGAAAAAGATACAATTTGTAAATTATGTCAAGAAAGTTATAAAAAAATAATTGAATATGAAAATAATTATAATGAGGGGAAAAAATTAACTTTTCATAAACATAGTAATGGTTATATATTATCTTCGAATAAATCTTTATTTATGCATCAGATTATTACTGGTTGTTATGGTAATGGTAAAGGAACAAAAAATATAAGTGTTGATCATATTGATAGAAATCCATTAAATAATAGTTGGGAAAATTTACGAATTGCTACTCGTGAAGAACAAGAACAAAATAGTAAAGGAATTGCAAAGGGAACAAAACGAGCAAGAAAAACAAGTGCGAAACCATTACCAGAAGGTATAACACATGATATGATGCGAAAATATGTTGTTTTTTATCAAGACTATGCTGACAAAGATAAACAAAGATTACGTCAATATTTCAAGATTGAAAAACATCCAAAACTAGAAAAAATATGGGTTGGGTGCAAATCAAATACAATTTCAATTCAAGAAAAATTGAACCAAATTAATAAAATAGTTGATGATTTAGATAACAATATATATCCTAACAAACAACTTAAAGATAAGTGTATATGATACAATATACAACGATGATGTACGAAGATATAAAAACCGATAATCAAAAACACCTGCAACGATTTCAAACTGCTCCTCCACATCCATCATATATCGCCGGATTTATAGATGGAGATGGCTGTATTTTTATAAGAAAAATTTTAAATGGATACCAATCTGGTATTACTATAACACAATGCAGAACTAATATATTACAAGTTATTCGTTATCATTTTGGTGGAAGTATTACCACTTCCAATAACAGAAATTTAAAATCAACTAACATTATCAATGAACAAAATCATTATGATAAATATAATATTAGAAATCAATATAATTTATTAATTAGAAGTAATGAAAATCTAGTTTTATTAGAATATATAAAAAATAATATTGTAATCAAAAATAGTCAAATAAATTGTTTAAATAAATTTTTACAATTTGTAAATCATCAAAATAAAAATGCAGAAAAAGAAGAATTATGTAAAAAATGTAGTGATCATAATAAACATTTGTTACCATATGAAATTAAATTTGAAAATATTAATATAGCATATATAGCAGGGATATTTGATGCCGAGGGCTGTTTTTATATTTGTTTAAAAAAGTTATCAAAATCATATATTTCAATAACACAAAAAAATAATCCTATGGTTTTGAAATATATTTCTGAATTATTGGGATTTGGTCATATTGATTGTGAAAAAAAATTTAAAATATATAAACAATCTGATTGTTTAAAGTTTATCCAATTAGTTAAACATCATTTAATCGTTAAATATAATCAAGCAGAAGCATTTGAAACGTTTTTAAAGACATCTGATACAACTACAAAACTACAAATGTATTCTATATGTAACAAAGAAAAACACGAAATAGAAATATTTTCAGATTTAAATCAAAATCAATATGGAAAGGATGGACATTTAGAAACTTTAAGACTTAGATCTTTAAAAGAACAAATATGCAAAGAAATACTTTTAAAACACAATTATAGAGAGAAATCTGCAAAAATGAAAGGAGAAGGCAATCATAATTTCGGTAAATCTTTTTCTGAAGAGACAAAGAAAAAAATGTCTACTTCTATCCGTGATGCAAAAAGAGGAGTTAGCGATGACCTTATTTTACAAGTAAGAAAATTAATTTCCGAAGGTAAAAAAAATATAGAAGTACAAGAAATGCTTAATTTACCTAGACACACAGTAACACGCATAAAAAATGGTGAAATTGTTTGCAGAAATGAAGAGAAAAAAGAAAAACAGTCTTTAACACAAGTTGAAATTAATTTATCTAAAAGAAAAATTCTAACTGATGAAATCATTTTTGTAATTGAAAAATTAAATCAACAATGGAACCCAATGCAAATATTAGATTATTTAATTGAACAGAGAAACAAACAAAATATTCCGAATTCCCTCACTATTGATATAATCAAAAATATAAAAAGAAATTTGACAAATGGGAAACATGTTATTTATGAAACTGAATTGTCAAAAGAAAAATATGAATATTATTTAAAAATTATTAATAAATTTTCTGAGATATCTGTTTAAAATTATATTTATTATGTATAAAATGGATAATAAATATAAAGAAAAATTTATTCAAATGAAAAAGGACAGAAGAGAGAAAAAACGTACAGATAAGCGTTCTATTACAGGAGAAGAAGTTATTTTTATTTTTGAAAAAGTTTTGGATGGCTGGAAAAATATAAAAATTTATAATACCATTATACAAAATAATCCTAACTCAGCTGTAGATAAGAAAAAAACTGAAACAATTGCTACTGGAAATTGCAAGGTATATCCATCTGAATTAACTAATGAAAGATATGAATATTATAAGTCTTTAAGAGAGAAAGTCTATGAATTTAATAAGCCACTTTTAAAAGTAGATTAAATTACTTTATCCACCAACTCCCCCTTACCATCATAAATCCAAATCTCACACTTGTACCCAGCATCCTTTAAAGCTTGCTGCTTCAAATAGATGCAATCGTTTTTCTTGGCTGCCGTCCATGTAGATTTCGCTTCAATACAACGATTTTGCGACTTGATAAAACAGTCAACAAAGTATCGCCTCTGTTTTCCAGTTTCGTCTTCATACCAAACAGAGGGAACCTCACTTCTACTCACTACAATATCGTCTTCCAAAATTCCCTCTTTTTGTAATAGATCATTTAGCATAAAACGCTCATAACCTTGTATTCTCTCTACTCTACCAGATGGAAATATATAGTCATAAGCTTTATATGCGTTTTTAGAAGATTTTTCGGATACTTCTGCATTTTGTAAAGGGTATTCTACACCAAATTTATTTAAATTTGTTTTTTTTGTTTTTTCTTGCGATTGCATAGGATATTTAACACCAAAATTATTATTATGCGTTTCTTCTTTTTGTTTTTTTACACTTTCAAGTTGTGAAATATTTTCAACACCATATTTTTTCTTAAAAGTGCAAATTTTTTTATTATTTCCATTTTTTACTGCACATAATTCACAATAACCTCCTATATTTAACAAATCACAAAATTTTCTAGAAAATGTATTATTACATTCTGTATTTAAACACTCTCCATTAATTTTAAAATGTGCGTGTAACTCATCATTTAAATATTCTCTACTTAATTTTAAATTTAAACTATTAAGAGTTATTAAATTATATTTATTAGTTCTAATACACCTTTCACACTTTCCACCATATTTAAACAATTCTTTAAAAAATCTGCAAAAATTTCCTCTACAATTATGAGTAGAGCATTCTCCTGCTATATAAGTAGTGCTATATAATTTACAATTTGCATGATTAATTTCAATTTCATCATCTTTTTTATTTAATATTTTAATTTTTGTTAGTTCAATCCCATTCTCTTTACAAAACTGTTGCAAGAATTCGTAATCATACCGTATTTTTGCAGTCATAAAACTATATAGTTAATAGATATAGTTTTATATTTGTTTTCAATTATATAAAAAAGCTAATCATCATCTTCATCTATTCTACATTCTTTACATTTAGAACTACACCTACAGTTAGAACAATACCATTTTTTACATTTGTTACAAGGCCAACCATCTGATCCTCTGTTCACATCAGTTCCACAGGAACTACACTTTCCATAACAACCACAATTTGGTTCTCCAGTTCCACTACAATTAGAACACATTCTTTCTGAACAGTCACAACATACAATTTCTATACATTTTCTACAACCTGTTATACTGCAATTATAACATTTTAAATATCCCTTTTCAGTTTTAATTTCTTGACAGTTTTTGCACTTGACTTTTCTTAGCATAATATATAAAACAAGTTATATTTAATATATTTTACAAGGTTAAAAATAAATTATAATAAATATATATGTTAGTTAAAAGCAATTCTGTACCAAATTTTTTGTTTGAAACACCGCAAAAAAACAATATAACAAAACAATATCATATAAAATTAGCTATACCAAAAATAATACCATATAGTGAATTTCTCAAAAATCATCCAAATGCAACTAAGGAAGAACGACGTAATGCAATCAAACAATTTTACGATATGTTATTACAAAAGTGACACACGATACCATTCAGGCTTCTCCCGTCGCTTATTCCAAGTAGCAATTAATTGCTTCTCTGGAGACATATAATAATTTCTATAGGATGCAATAGCATCATCGCTTTTGTACTCAACTGGCATCGCAAGTGCAAACGGTGTTAATCCCTCTTTTTCAAACTTGTCATCTGCAGGCATATTTTCTTTCAAAATTTGCGACATTAAGTACGCTTTATGGAATTTCGTATCTGGATGCCCATAACGAAAGCGCCATTCCTTGTGGAGTTCTTCGATCAATTCAAGGGTCCATTCGAAATTTGCCTTTGAACTGCGGCACCAAATGGTTACAGGATGATTTTTGTGTGCTAAACGGTATATTTTTTCATTTACTTTATCATCTGGATCCAATACTCGTTTTGCAGTACATAGCATTTGGACAGCTTCCAATAATATTTTACTAACGTGCTTGTCCATCATAAATTGGGCTATTTCTTTTTGTATAAGCGATAATATAAACAAATTCATTTTAAATTGTAATGTAAGTGATTTGTATTTTTAAATCAAATAAAAAAGTATTTCAATTTTATTTGATTATATTAGTTTTGATTGAAAAATACTTATATTACAAGTTATAAGATACAAGATACAAATTACAATTAACAATATTCATTTCATGTCTTCTTTTGTCATGCTCAAAAGTAATTCAACCGGATCTATTTTTAACATTCCTTCTTTTTGCAACTTTGTTGGTGCATTTGGTCCGCGAACATTGGTAATCTCGGCCTCATATTCTGTACGTAAATTGTCTCCCAATTCAGGCAAGTCCGTAAATATCTGCTGATAAAACTGCAGCAGCATATCATATTTATCAATTTGCGCGCCTGGAATTTCAAAGCTAT